TAGTGTATCAGAGGAAATCACAAATCCTGCTATGACAGACAAATACGGAGTTAATCCGTATTATCCATTAATAAAAAGAGTACCTTCATTAGGAATGAATGATGGGTGGACCGTTATAAATGAGAATCTATTTACGGCATACACTATTAATAATATACATTATTGGGATTACAGCACCATACCGACACCTTCACCTATAGGTGAAAATGTTATTACTCGTTTTGCAATACAAATGACAAATTGTTGTCCAGGATGTTTATATCCCGATATAAAAGAAGAATGGACTTTAGGTCATGTATTCCCTCCACAAATAGAAAATAATGTATTTATAGATAGAGGTCAGATATCTATTTTTGAAGACTACTATAGAATAACAGAAGTTGATAGACTTGAAGATTTTGACCTTTACCAAGGAGGATTCTTTAATATAATAAGTTAAAATAAAAAAATTAATAAATGGCAACAGGTAATTACGGAATAAAGAGACCAGCAGATGTACTTCCAGAGGACATAGACATCTTTTTACATTACACACCAAGTAGAGATACGGGTTTTGAAGATACGTTTGTAAAATTAACCCCTAGCAATGAGTATATAAGACAATATACAAAACCTACAGAAGGGGCAGTAGGTATTGGGATATTAGAAGGTATGTATAACCTTTCCCTACCACCAAGTATCTTTAATTCTAAAGGTATATATACAGTGGTGTTAAAACCTAGGGAAATAATAAAAGAAGTAGTTGATTGTGGAAACTTAGCGGCAATGCCCGAAGTAAAAGGAATTGTTATGGATCAAACTTTATTAGGTAGTGCTGGGATTAATGGAGGATTGGTTGGATATAGACTAGAATATTACGAAGAAGCAACAAATAGAAAGATTCCAAACTTCTTTAGAATTGTAACATCTTCAAATTTATGTGAACCAGTAAATCAACAACTCTCTAATACAACACAAAAAGCAATAAGATATAATTTTAACGACAATGGGAGTTTATTATTTCTTACCCTAACACCTAGTTCTGCACCAAACGTAAAACCTAATGCAGAACCATTCCTAGGAAGAACAGGACAAAAACTAAGTATAACAAACACATTCTTTAATCCAATATCAATAGAAATTGAAATAACAGAACATGATTTTGATACATTAGGGTATGGATTATTTGGTAATCAGACTAAGTCTATACAAGACGGAATTTATACTATATATGACACAGATAATAACATCTATAGACAATATAACTTATATGAAATTAAAGATAATTTTGATGATTCTTTATATGAGGTGAGACAACAAAGAAGCGACATAGACTTCACCAAAGATTTCAATAACATAAACGTATTATAATGGCGTACAAAAAAGTAATAGGTAATTATCAATCTAATTTTGATTTTTCTCCAGATCTAGTAGGATTTCAGATCACCGAGGGGAGTCCCTTAATGACGCTTACCAATTTCTATACAACACCAGTCCCATCGGCGAAAAGTAGTGTTTTTTATGATACTGAGGGGTTTTCCCAACCAGTTACACTAAGTGATCTTAACTTGACTACATCACAAGGTGCAGAATTATTAAATAATAATCTAAATCTAGTGTTAAATTTGGATGAGTCTGATTTATTTCATTATACATTATTTGGTAGTTTGAGAGAACATATAAAAGCTTCGGTAAAGAAAATTATTATAAATTGGCCAGCTTCACTATTCATAAATAAAGTTAATATTAGTGGGTCCACAACATTTACCGCAATAAACTACATATACAATAGTGAAACTAACAGCTCAACGTTTAAGATACCGGCAGGAAATATAAGAAATAAATTTTTCATTAATCTCGATAATATTCCCAACACTTTCCAACAAGAACCAGGGAAAAAGTCAATGGCCTCAAGTTTTTATGATTATACCGTTCAATACCCAATTGCTAGTGCACAAACAATTACTAATTCTCCTGGTTATTATTCTCCTAATCAAGAATTTAGAGTAATTGGTTTTACTGGTTTTTCCTCACAAGAAACAGGATATATTGGAATAAAAGTAGTAGGAAATCCATTTACAGGGGCCACTAACGGGGCAATAAGACAAAATTTCCATATAAAACCTCAGGTTAATATAAGGGAAAGATATTTTAATAGATTAAAAGGACTCGATAGATTCTTACTTAATAGAGATTTTTACCCTATATACACTTCAGAGTTTACCGTACCAGTTAAAGGTGAAGATCAAACCTTTACAGAAATAAAGAAAAAATTTACTTGGCCAGTATCAGACGGATATAATATAGATATAGACACTACCTTATATGGGGATTTTCTTTCATCACTTTTAGAGTTGGCCGATTCATATGATGACTACAAAACAGACTTAGTTGCCAGATTTTTTACCACAGACTCAATAAAAGAATTTGACACGGACGATAAAAGAGTAGAAAAACTTTTAAGAATTTACGGAAGAGAATTTGATGAGGTAAAAAGATATATTGATGGTATTGCGTTTGCTTCGAGAGTATCTTATGATAAAAATGATAATATTCCAGATAAGTTAATTAAGAATTTTGCACGTACACTTGGATTCGAAACTCTAGATTTTGCAAATCAAGAGAATCTTCTCGAATCTTTCTTTGGTGGGACTAATACGAATGTATTTTCAGGAACTTCTATAGGTATGACACCTGTAGAGTTTGATATTGAATTATGGCGAAGACTTGTATTAAATGCTGGGTATCTCTTCAGGGCAAAGGGAACAAGAAAAGTAATTGAGTTCTTTTTAAGATTTATTGGGGCACCAGAGTCATTAATAGAGTTTAATGAATACGTTTATACGGTAAAAGAAAAATTAGATATAAATAAAGTTGAGACTACTTTAACTTATTTAGATGCAAATAGAGGTGGAGAAGACGATGAAACGGCAGGAATCGACTTATCATACTACCCTATCGATAATGATGGATATCCTAAAGTATTACGTAATACAGAAGAGTACTATTTCCAAATGCAGGGAGGGTGGTATAGAGAAACTAATTTTATTGGTGCTAATAATCCACATTTTGGACCTTATGATGGTGGGCAAGCATATTTTAATAGATTTAGAAAATTTTCAGAGTCTTCCGGAGGAACCTTTACAATACCTTCAGTAGTTTCAGGTACTGTACCAGAAAATGAATTAGTGCCCGTATTAGTTTCTAATTCCGTAACTACTGATAATTTTAACTTTTTAACTGGTACCTTAGGGTATATTAATTCTTTACAAGGGGCAAGTCCTGGTTTAGGTTCGGCTTGGGCAACAGTAAGTGATGCTATAACTCAGGGACCCGCAGCGGTTTATGTTTTTGAACATATTGGAGAAAGTATACCAGCAGATAAACAAATATTGGCTAAAGCTCTTTACGACGCTGGTTATGCAGTATTAACCATAAGTAACTACGCAACTTCGTCACTTTACCCTATTAATAATACCTCAGTTCATGCGAGTGGAGTACCTTGGGGGTTTGAACAAAACCCATTTGTTGATCCAAGTAATCCACTAACCCAAGGATGGTCCAATACCCCATCCTTTAACACTATGGACGGTTTTGATATAGTGACAGCAGGGGGCGATGCAAATATATTATCTTATAATGAAACACCAAATAATGATAAAATTAACACCCTTTATTTATATAATGTAAATGGTGGTAGATGGGTACACTGTCAAAACCCTAACTTATATAATTCCTCACAATTATTTACTAATATTATGGATTTCTTAACCATGAGAAATGAAAATAATAGGTATTATTATGATTTTGACTGGTCTGAGTTTTATGAATCTAATGTTTTTGTAGGTAGTCCAGGCTTTGTTCTTTATCCACAAATTGATAATAAAAAATCTTGGGTAAATAATACAGGAACAACAATAAATGCGTACAGAGAATGGGGACTAACAGATTCCCAGGCGAGTTCTACCACCACTACTAGAGATACTAATTATTTTGTTGGGGATGATGAAAGGTTAGTATTAAATACGAAAATGGTAGACTCCCATCTTAACATCGCAAAGGCTATGGAAACCGACATGTACAACTATAATAAAATGAGTGGTTTCCCGATTACTATAAAGTATGATTACAATCCAAACATACTTGAAAATCTGTGGCCAGTTCAGAGTACTGGAAGGGGTTATAA